ATCACTAGAGTTGTAAGCTTGAGTTACATTTTCCCAATTAATAATGTCACTACCCCACTCGCTTTCAACAACGTACTCATCTCCAGAACCTCTTAAGGCTTTTATTTCTGGAAACGTTATAACATACTCGTCATACTTAGGGTCATAACCACCAACCAATAAGTAAGGTGATATTTTACCACTTTCAGATGCTATTTCATATAAACTCTCCCCAGAACCTAAGTAGTCAGGATTGTATTTTATGTACATTTCTCCAAGATCCCTGAAGTAATCTTTCATTCCGTTATCTGAGATAACTGTAACACCATCTGCACTTAACCTTAATACAGCTCCTTTTTTAATATCTGTAAAGTAAAACTTACCCCCATGCTCAACAATAGATTCAGGATTTAAACCACAACCAAAAGGATTAGAGTAAGTCTTTACGTAATTAGCTATAATGTTATTAGACAAAGAAACTAACCCTTCCCCTGACGCTGTATTTAAAATATCTTTACCAACTAAAACTCTACCAACTTTACTCTCATGAAATATAATTAAATCATTATCTCTCATTTTTAAAGACTGTATAGAACCAAAGTCTTTGTTATAATCAAAGTAAGGTGCGTTGGCTAAATTAAAGTTAGATAAACCATTAACAGAGTTAGTACTAGAGTATGTTTCTGAGTAATAAACACTAGCGTTTAAACGTCTCTCTTTTGAGTTGTTGTTTATCACGTTAATTCGACCTCTACTCCAATGATTAGTATTGTGAAAGTCGTTAAGGTAATAATCTTCGCAAACAAAGTTTTCTAAATTTTGAAGTTCGTCACCAGATATTGATGTAAACATTTCTCTAGGTTTTAGATAAACATCTCCAGAGCTTATTTCTACTACAGCTGGAATACCTGAAACATCAACACCAGATTCTTCATTAAAAGAAAAGTTAGAGTCTTGATCTGAAATGTTACCAACATGAGTGGCAGAGTATTTGTTTCCTGCGTTATTTATTTCTAATTTACTACCAACTTCATAGTAAATCATACTTTCATCAGAAGTTGTTTTTTTCTCTCTATAAACCTCAGCTATAAGTTTATTAAAACCACTTGATGCGTAACTAAAACCGCTATGACCTATACTTACAGACTCTCCATCTTCTAAAAGTACGTTAGACGACCCAGGATTATTTATTCTAATGTAAAAACCTTCTTGACCAGAAGATAATGATATTGGAAGATCCTCCCCTTCAGCTTGATAAAAATCAAAGCCTGTTATTTTAAAGTCTAAATACTCATTAAATTTCTTTCTAATACCATTATGTTCGCAACTTATAAATCTTATTCTATCTCCACCTTTTTCTAGAAACTCAAAATCTAAATCAGACCCTGAAGCTTCATTGTAACTAGACTTGTGACCTTTTAAAGCTTGAAGACCTATATATATTTGACTGTCACCATCCTCACCTGGCTTAGATAAAGGGGACGTTATTTGCATAAAGTCACCTACAGTATTATTACCACTATAGCACATTTGATAATGTGTAGCCCAAACGGGTGGTCTGTTATATATTTCAACTTGAACTTTAGATGATTCACTTAACCCTACCTCATCATCTTCTGTAACAAACGCATTATAGGCTCTAGATCCAGAATAATTAGAGTCTATGTATTTAGGAGATATGTTAACAAAAGAACATCTATTTGTCTCGTCAAAATACGCTACACCAAAATCGTGAAAAGCACCTCGTTTAAAAGAATTAAATCCTGGAGATCCTGACGTAAATTTAGCAACATGACTATGAGAGACTTTTTTCCAGCCTGAATTTGTTACTGCCCAAAAAGTAGATCCTGAACCATCAGGTTCTTCACTATTATCAATACAATGAAATGATATAAGAATTCCATTAGAACTTGTAGTACTTAAAGTTATAGAACCCTCATCTTTTGTAGCGTTGTCAGGATTAGATCCACCAGAATCATGACTTAAAGTAGTTATCGTACCTCCATCCCAATCGTCAGAGTTAAAAGCTTGAATAACTTTACTTATAACAGCAGAAATAGAAGTCAACCCACTAACATCAACCTTCATGTCTAACCTACCAGCTCTTGATTTAACGTCAGAGCCTTGAAGACTTGCAGCATTAGATCTTCGCTTTAATCCCCACCTTATATTTATTGATATAGTCTGAGATTTTTCTTCATTTAAATCTAAACCGTTAAAATTTAAGTAAACATTCCAATCACAATTCTCACCTCCATCAGAATTCCACTTACTACCCCCTGTTTCATTTTGAATGGCTAAAGCCATAACAGTATTACTACCATTTCCACCACTTTCAGTTGAAGGAACTAAAGTTGAAAAATTACCATTAGCATAAAAATTTAAACTACTTGATAAAGATTGTACTATATTTCCCGTTCCTGAGAAAGTAGAAGAAGCAACTAAGGGTGTGTTATCATAACCTTCTAAAATATTACCATAAGCTAACCTGTTGTTAGATAAAATAGTTTGTGCTTTAGCAAGTTTAGGTACAGCATCAAAAAGTTTGTCAGAATCTACCCTATCTATAAATGGATATATACCATTGTTTTTAAAATTAATTAAAGACTTACTAATAATAAAATGATAATTAGAATCAGGTATAAGTTCGTTTTTTAGTATTCTAAGGTAAGTTATAAAGTTATTTTCTACAGTATCTACAAGAATAAACTCACCCTCGTTACCTTTTCTTGCTACTATTTCTATTTTTTTAACGTCAGAAATAGTATCAAAATATTCAACATCAACAACGTTATTGGTAGTTCTATAGTTATTGTGAGTTAAGGGTACGTTTAAAGCAAATTCAGGATCTATTTGTATATCTGAAATACCACTGTAAGAACTTGACTCGTTGTCTTGGTGATCGTACCTGTATTTAAATTGAAATAAATTGTCTAATATATCGTTCTTAGCAATAGTGCTGTCGTTTTTTAATTCTGTAATTGGTCTTTTTGTTGGTTGATGTTTTACTACGTCCAAATATTTAGACCTATCAGTAGATTTTCCAAAACTAATTAAAGGGGAGTAAGCGTTATCAGGTTTAGCATTAAGGATTACACCGTAAAGTGGGTTACCACTTGAGTCAGTCATAGAAGCACTATAAGCCCATGGACAATTAGTAATAACCCCTGCCATTGACGTGGTGTCTTCAGACCCTAATAAGTATAAGGACAAAGCAGCGTTATTAGTAAAAGATGGAGCCTCTCCTTCTAACGTAATAGAGGTTCCGTTTTTGGCTCCAACCTTAAAGAAATAAGGGAAATTACTATGTATAACCCCTATAAACTCACCCACGTTTAATTGACCATTACTTAACGCAACACTTGATGTTACACTAAAACTGTCTGCTGTTATATTAAACGTTACATTTGCAGGCATTTTCTTAACAATACCAGTGACCTCAGCGTACCCATTATAGGCTGTTAAATCAGCACTGTTGGCATGAGTATATATATAGTCCCCATCCTTAAAGCCATGACTGTTATCTGCTGTTATAAATACCGTTGAGTAATTGTTTTTATAGTAAAAATCTAAATACTGACTAGCATTAGATATATTATACTCATTTTGTTTTCCAAGTCTTACGTTTATCTTTCTTGGTCTGTTAAGGTTGTCTGTCCAATAAAGAATATCATCTATTTTATTTACCCCAGTAATAGCTTCATTTCTAGAAAATTTTAACACACCATTAAAACTACCATCACTAAGCATTCTACCGTCTTGGTATACCGTTCTAACCTTGTCGTCAATTAAATTGTACTCCAATATAGAGTCATATTCTTTAGCTCCAGAAAAACTTACAAAATAATATATACAGTTAGTTGGCTTATCTTCATAAGTTCCAATACACTTATGATTAGTAGATAAAACATTATCAGTTGTCGTAGATTCAAGTGCCATATTTATATTTTATTTTTAACAAACCTTTTAGCTCCTAAAAGATTTCCTGAAAGTTCTTCTTCTATATTCTGCGATTTATTTTTTATAATATCAGCGTTCCCAGCAGGGTATAAGTAGTTACCTGAAACTACATTATTACCACTGTAAGATGGTGACGCTAATGAGTTTACAAAATTTTCTGCACTATTATTTAAACTTGTTGACTGACTAGATTCTTGAGAAGTTGCTTCTTGAATTTTTTCAGAGTATACCTTAAGGTTGATACCTCCTGAAGCAACGTAATTTGGATCGGATGTATTATTAACATTCCAATTATAATCAGTTGATTGATCAGATAAAACTTGATTTTCAGATTGACTACCTAAGGGTAATATAGAACCTGAATTAAAACCTAAATAAAATTCAAAACCAACTTCTTTATTTAAAAACTCAACCTCATATTGTAACCCGTCACTAACATCTTGACTATCTAAATAAGTCGTTGACATACCTAAAGGTCTTTGCTCACCTCTATCACCAATTATTTTATCCCCAGTAGAACTGTTTTGATAAGCGTTACCATCAGTATCAACTAAAGATTTTTTTGGTTGAACATTTAAAGCTGTTATTTTTACGTTATAATTTTTATTTGTTGCGTTAGAATAAAAGTTATAATAAAAAGAATTACTAGAACCATCGTAAAACTCACCTGAAGATCTATTAATTAAATTGACATTAAAATCAACCTTACTAGTTAAATTATTTAAAGATGATATTTGATTTGCCTCTGGGTGATTTTTACTAAAAAAACTATTACTATCAAATGAAGCGTCCCTAAGCATAGAAAGTTCAGACGCTGATTTTGCAACAGTCATAAGAGACCCTAAATTTGATAAACTCCAAGTATAAAATTCCTCACCATCACTAGTGTAACCTAAATCGCTTATATTTTCATTTCTAATAAATAAAGATACAGTTGGTAACGCAAATTGGGCAGCATTTTTAACTGGAACACCCCCACTAAAGGTAAATAACCATTTCTCATTTAATGAAGATTCTGGACTTGGAATTGTCCCACCATCAACTGTATTTAATAAACCTATAAGGTTGTTTACAAGGTTAGTTTGATTAGTTATTTGATCCTGTACGTTGTTTTGGTTCTCGTTAAAATTATTAACAAAGTTTGTAACATCACCAGACGTTAAGTTAACTGAAACACTTAAGTCGGCTAATACTTCGGCAACAACATTAGATAAATTTGAAACGCTATTAGTAGACTTGTTTAAAACTAAAGCGTAATCTGTAATTTGTTTTTTAACTAAGACTAAATCTTCTTCTAAGTCAATTATTTTTTCTCTTTCAGAAACAATTACTTCTTGTATATTTTGATTTGATTCTGTAACTTGATCAACTCTATCTGAGAGTGATGCAATTAATTCAGGTGTAACCTTACCATCATTTTCAACAGTAACCAAGGAAACGCTATTCAATGAGACAGATCCACCTGACCTAGAAATTAAACTTATAGAAATTCCTGAACATACTTGAGGAATGCTAACTGAAAAATTGCTAAGACCATTTTTGTTTACTTCGTAAGAATCAATAAAAGTTGAATCTTTCTGTGTGTTTATAAAACTAATCTCTAAAGAACAATTATCAATGTTTAATACGTCTAAACTTAAAATGTAATTATTGACAGGCAGGGGTGTTGTAAAAACTTGACGTAAAACACCAGGATTACCATAAATCTTACTGTCTGCAACAGCAAAACCATTAAAGAAATTCCAATTATCACCATCCCATCGTGTCACGTTTCCTTCAAAATTGTTTTCAAGTATAAGCTCTGTTAATTTTGGCGTATCATTAAGATCTTGATATTCATTTATAACGTTAATTACATCAATAGCATCAATTGCAGCATTAGAAGCTGCATCTACATCTTCTTGAGTAAAAGCATCTAAAGATTCTTCGTAAAGAATGGATAACTCAGTATGAGCAGTAGCTATATTATTAAAATTATTGGTTAAATAGTTAAAACTTTCTTGCAATAAAACATAATCTTCAACTGCTGTTTCAGCCTCAGCGTCTAGTTTTAAAATTTGATCATTAAGATTAGCTAATTCAAGCTCAGCAATAGTTGCGTTACTCGTTAGAGTAGTGTTTAAATTAGTTAAAGTAGTTACTTGGTTATTTTTATCAGTAATTTCTTGATTTAAGAAAGAAATCTCAGCTTCGTTATCAGACAAAAGAGTCTCTAATCTATTTATTTCATCCTCCAGTAATTCGTTTGCAACTAAACTATTATCTATATCAGCTAGGCTAGATACAATGTTATTTAAGGAATCGCTAACATTTTCTTTATCAGTTTCGTAAGCAGATATAAGGTTAAGTATGTCTGTATCAATATCAGGATTGTTGACCTGAATAATAATATCCTCAAGATTACTTATAGAATTTGATAAAGATGCGTTTTCTTCTTGTAAAGTTGTAACTGCACTTAGAGCAGAAGCAGCAGCAGCAGCAGCTGCAGCACTATCAGTAGCAAGTTGTAAATTTAAAACTGCAAGATCATTTACATGGGTGCTTTCTTGACTAGCTAACAAACTTTGTGCACTATTAAGGGCTGATGTTGTAGCTATTAACTCGTCTTGCAAATCAGTATACTCAAAACTATTTATAACATCAACCTCATCATTACCTGAGTTTAATTTAACTAAACTCATACCAAGACCTGGAAACCATTCAGTAACCTGATCAACAGCCTCACCTCTTGCAAGTTTCTCCCTTAAATCCTCCTCACTAGTAGCAAAGGCTAAATTAAAATCTAAACTAGTAGACGTTTGAAATCTAACCCTTAAATCAGAAACTTCTGTTTTCTCTAGAAGTAACCTTAAGTTAGTAATAGTAACACTTTCAGTGGCAGAAAAATTGATTCCAAATTTAATACCTACATAAACAGAATTAGCACTTGAGGTTATAAAAGAAGAAAAAGCTCCGTCAGAAAAACTCCCTAAAGTTTCATTATTAAATATGTGAAACGTGAAAAATTGATCCGAAGTAAGACCAGCTACAGTACCACTTAATTTATATGATACATCAGCTATAATAGGTGATTTTAAAAGGTAAAGCTCTCCTGCTAAGATACTGTCTCCAGCAAAAGTCAAAGTACCTTTATCTATACTAAAACCAGACTGCTCAACAACCTCAGTATTATCGTAGTAATATTCTAGCAAGTTGTAAGTTAAATCGTCAGCAGATCTATTTTCAGAACTGTTAAACCCTTTTAACTTTGTGTTTGAAGTAAAATTAGTAGAAACTCCAGCAAAATTAGTTACAATTCCTGCCCCACCTTTAACGGGTACTGGACCTAAGTTACCACCTTGTGAGGGAACTTTTACTGCGTCTAAAATAAAACTTGAAACTTGTTCTTGATCTCCAAATTCAAAAGCACCATTCTCAGCAAAATTATCAATGTTATCAGCCATGTTTACAACCTCTGTAATGTCGTAATCATCAACAGAATTACCGTCACCGCTAATTTGATTATACCCAAAAATATTTACATTATTAACAACTGACGTATCATTACTTGATGGCTCTTCACCTGATATGATTAAATCTATTGTAGCCCCAGACGTTCCTTCATTTAATCCAGAACTATAAGTTACATCTTCATTGTTGGCGTCAATATTGTAGTTGGGATTGTTATAAATATCATCTAAAACTCCAAAATCAAAAATAGAACCTACAGTTATTGAGTTATTAGCACCACCCGAATCACTAGACACCCATAAAGAACCATTTGAAAAATTAGTATTTACAGTTTGACTCCAAGACTCTCCAGACACTTGACTATTATTACTTGTAAAATTAAGTAAAAAATTAGTGTTTGGTAGTGAAGCTATGTAGGTAACTTCAAAAGGATTGCTTTGCATTTGATTAGACAAAATAATATCTTGACCTTGACTAGTTATAGAATCAACTTTTAACAACAAACTATTTCCAGTTATATAATCCTGAACTGTTATTTCATGAAGAGGACCTCCTTCTGCAAAGTTTTGTAAAAAAGCCGCAGATGTTGCTGTTCCTGAAGCGTTACCTTGCCAACTAATTCCTGAAGAACCATTTGTTCCGACAACAGGTAAATTACCTGAAGCTGTTAATGACCCATCACTTGACTCGTCAACAGAAAGATAAGAGATTTCAAGATGGTAAGAATTATTTGCATCTTCTTTACCGCTAAATAAAATAGTTTGAGATCTAAAGACTTGCTCTACTGGTATTTCTTCAATTACTATATGACCATCGTTTGAAGATGAAAATTCTATTATCTCGTCGGTCTCGTCTATAAATCTAAAAGGCACAAGAGTATTTCCTTCTATATTTTCTACAGAACCAGAAGTGCTATCTACAGAGGATATGTTTCTAATATTTAAAGCATCCCTATAATCGCCATCCTTAATTAAACGTGGGTCTGAATCTTTATCCATACCACCTATAAATACTTTTTTATCTTGTGCCATTATGTATTATATCTTGGGAGATTGCTTAAATGCTTTTCTAGATACTTGCATTGCAGTTTCTTTGTTGAAATTCATCATTCTTGCTCTAGATAATCTTTTCTCGTTAAAGTAAGCTCTTTTTGCTGCTTGCTTTTCGTTACGAGGTATGTTTCGTTTTCTTTGAATGTATTTGTAGTATATGTAACACCTAAGTGCTTCCTCAGAAAATTTATGAATCCTAGGCTTAGAACCTTTTATTCCTAACTGAACTAATGTAGCTGGGCTTGATAAAATCTTAATAGTTCCAGTGTTATCATTAAAAACAGATTCAATTAAAGTTTTTATACCAGAGCTACTAACATTACTATAAATTAAAAGAACCTCTGATGAATTATCTATTTGAGAAGCCCTTAAATTAGAATGAAGTGGACCTAAATTCCTTGTTGGATGACCTTCATTTACAACTGTAGAAAAAGCTTCAGCTATCTCTGCACCTGTTCCAAGAGCTAAAAGAGAATCGTTTGATTCAAGAATAACACTACTTGAAGATACTGTTCCTGCTTGTGCTAAAGTTGAAATAAGATAATTTTGATGATCACCATTTGTTGGGTGAGGTACAACAAGATTACCTACAACATTTATACCGTCTGCATTTCCACTAGCAGAGGTAGAATTAAAATCTAATTTTATAATATGATTAACACTTTGAACATCACTTATACCGTCAGACATATACTCTATAAATACAGTTTTTCCAGCAACTTCAGAAGAAAAGTTTATAGTATTATCATCTCTGTTTATTCGATAGTAACCTAAAGAGTTTTTACCTCCCCCAACTCCAAACTTTCTACCTATATCAGTGTGAAAATAAGGATTATTCTCATCATATATATCATCATTAACTTGAGCTGAAACACTAGAGTCTAAAGATAGGTTAGGATTTGTACCAAAAGAATGAAACTCTCCATCATCACCCTTGTAACCAATTCTTAAAACTTTAACGTAATCAGCAGGTAAAGTGACTTGAAGAGTACTAGAATCAACAAGCAATGTTTGTGTTTTTGTATCTTGACTTACATCAAACGTAAGCTCTCTTAATCCCTGTAATGCTAGTAATCTTAATTGATATATCTGAGCTCCTTTATCGTAAGAAGTGTCATCCATCATTAATTGAAAGTCATTAATAATCTCGTCTATATTTGTGTAATCTATTGCCATAATTAACTATCTGCTTTTAATTCGCTTGCCTGAGCGTATTGAACAATCTCAGGTTCTCTTATTGTAACACCTAAGTACTCTAGTATTTTTACAACTAACTCACCATGTGTTCTTTCTGATATTTTAAAATCATTAGAATTAAAAGCGTCATAAACTGGTTTTCCAGCAACAGTTATATAATTCCACTTAGGACTATTATTATTATAGTAATGATAAACAATAATATTAGTTATAGATTCTGGAAAAACACTAATAGATACAACGCTACCATTACCTTGACCAATTAAAGCTATAGGAAACTCTATAGAAGGTTTAACTAAACTACTTCTAAGAATTTGATTTACATCTTTTGGTTCTACTATGTCTACAGGAATATTTGTTGATATATCATTTTCTTCATCTGGAAGGCAAAACATAGTCTCTATATAATGTGTGTCTATATTACCAGAAGCACCTTTATAAGATAAAGAATCATTAACTATTCCAACTTTTTGAACACGATAAAATGGAGCTATATCTTGTTTTGCAATTTCAGGAGCTAAACTTTCTCCATATACACCTACATTTTTTTTATTAGGGGACTTTTCCTTTATCACAGAAAGCCTTTTATTATACAGTTCTAGCTCTGCTTGTTTTGCTAATAAGTTAAATTCAGAAGGGGTTATAAAACCTCTTTGCTCTTTATTAGCAAAGGTTTGAACTAGTCTGTATATTTCATCAATCGTCATTATTGTATATTTAATTCTATAGCAAAAGTACGAAATAAATCCGTATAACAAAAAAAGGGAAGCTGTTAAGCCTCCCTCTTTAATATATTAAGTTACAATACTACCCATTAATTGCTTGTAGTCTACGCTCTATCTCAGAGTATATCTGCTCTCCTTCACCTTCAGAACAAAAATCTACCATTCTTTCAATAGGACTAACTCCAATTGCTGGAACGCATATAATGTTACCTGAAGATACCCAAGTGACACCAGTCTTAGCCATTGATATAATACTTGATTCCTCAGCCATTAATAATAATTGTTTCATCTCTGTGCGAGGATCATTCATTCCTGCTAAGAAAGCTGTAGGGTTTTTTTCTGCTTGAACTTTCATATCCCAACGAATCTCATCAACACTTTTATCTGTTTTAATACCTAAAACTTTAGCGTACCCAACAAGTTCGTTTAAAGGCATCTTAAGGGCTGCTTGTACAGCATCCATAACGTCAGATACTTGAGATATTCTTTGTTGAGCATCTTTCTCGCTATCTTTTTCTTTAAATAATATTGATTTAGATTTAATTCTGTGAGGGTTGCTACCGTTAGAATTACAAGTGTCTAAATATTTTTTAAGAGTAGGATTTGTGTGATCTACAAAAAGAAAACCATTGTTAAAAGCAATAGGTTCTCTCATCTTAGCTCCTTCTGATTGATCTTCCTCAAATATAGAAGCTTCTCCAGGAACGTATCTAATCTTTTTATTTTCTCCTGTTTCAGGGTCAAATATAATATCCTCAGCTTTTAATAATGAAACTACAGGATATTGAGGCATTTTTGTTCGTGGATTTATAGCGTTAGTAGCCAAAATATAAACAGTAGCCTTATACTCTTGTTTCTTATTAGTAAATTGAGGAGTGAATTTTTTTGCTACTATAGGAGCCTTAGCTACGACATTAGTAGTACTTGGAGGCGTTACAGCCTTTCTTTTTGTTGGTGACATAATAATTATTTTCTAAAATTAACTTAAAGTTTATAAAAGGAGGGGAACAAAGTCCCCTCCAGTAATATAATTAATAGTTGCTAATTATTAGTCAGCAGGACTATTATGAATAATAGTAATATCTTCAACATCTGAGTTGAATTTTTCAGCAGAACCACCAGCACCACCGTCAAATACGGTTAAAAATGCTTCTTGCTTACTGTCATTCATGTGTTGAATTTTTTGCAACAAATCTTGAATTACAGCTTTTTGATTATTATCTGTTGTAATTGCAATAACTACAACATCAACATTATCAGCACCTGCATCATCAGTATCTCCTGCCGCTCCAGCTCCAATCATTGATTTTGGAGTAAAGAACATTGAAAAAGCATCAGCATCATCAGTTACAACACCTCTACTTGTTGCTGTACCTGAACAAATTCCTCTAAAAGAACTTAACGGATATACGGTTGATCCTGTTACTTCGTCATCTTCAGTAGCAGCAGTAGTTGCTTTTCTAAAGTATAAATATTTTTCCATTGCCATTTTCTTATGTTTTTTTATATATTAATAATTATGATTTCTTGAACAATAAGAAACGGTTAGGTGCAAATCCTTCAAAACCACGTTCAGTTCTGTAGTTACATCGTAACTCATCTGTTTCGTTAGTTTTGTTTTGTAGAACTGCAGATCCAGTTAACCAGTGCTCCATCTCACGAGAATATCCGTTAGCTGCTTTGTATCGCATTCTTAACGAAGGAATTTTCTCACCAGACTTAGCATCTTTTTGTGAATCCATAGGAATACACATACCGAAACCGTTGTACTTAAAGCCAGTAGCTCCTAACAAGTCAGGACGATTAAATAGATCGTAAGTTTTCTTGTGGAAAGTATAACCACCACGAGAGAAAGAATTAAAACCTAAGTTCAACGCCATGTCTTTGTTATTAGCAAAAGTACCATAGTTAGCACCACCTGCTGCATAAGCACCTTGAGAAGCCAATAGGTCATCAATATCTAAAGATAGATTAATACCAGCATAAAGAGCCATTTCTTTTGAGCCTCTGAATTTGTCTAAAGACTTAACAGCAGCATCAAAGTCAGCCATTGTAATTGCTGAAGCACCAAGATCCATAGTTTGACCTTTGTTTTCAATAAACTTCAATAGACCTTCAGTTGGCTTAAGAGCGTTACCTGCAGCGTCAGTCGCAGCATCAGTTAACGTACCATCACCAGCATCACCTACAATCATTGCAAGCTCAGAATAGTCCATAAAACGTTGGTAAGTATCAGCCTCACCTTGTAAGTACCATAAGTATCCTGTTCCCATTTCTGGAGAATTAACCTTCACATAAACTGCGTTAGTTGCTTCAGAACCAGAAACCGTAAACGATTCTTTGATAATTTGAGTATTATTTTGGTATTGGTGAACACGTGGAGTTAAACCTTTTGGTTGCCCTGTTTGTTCAGCGTAAATATTACCTATAATAGAGAATACTGTATCTGCATCAGCTACAGCTCGAGCACCATCAGCTACTTGCTTAAGTACAAATGTATCTACAGTAGAAACTGCTTGAACATAGTATGTAGCACCTGAAGCACCTAAAATTAAATCACCTGCACGAACTGCTGGATTACCATCATTTGAACCACTGTCCAAAGATGAAGTATCCATAGTTAATACACCTGTGGTAATAACAGCTGTAAAAGTATTATGAAGATGAGTTTCTTCATAGTGCTCAAAAGTTGCTGCTGTTGTTTCTTTTTTAGAACCTAAAAGTTCCATTAATCCAGTGATTCCTTGATCACCATATCGCTTAATTAGTTGTTCATCTACATCACGCTTATGTAAAGGTACGTTTGCTGCAGTTCCTACGGAAGATGCTAACAAAGTAGAACTACCTATATAATTTGATGTTGACGCAACTGCTACATTTGAAGGCGTTACGCCTATTCCTGAAGCTACACTTACTGTTGCCATTTTTTTATATTTTTAAAATGAAAATTAATTTATTTTTCTAACCAAGAATTTGTTTTCTTAACATGTCTAAAGTTGATTGTTGTCTCTGAGGAGACTCCTGTTTATCTTGTGTAAACGAAGGGTTCTTAATCTCATTGATTACGCTTTCTGTTCCTTTGCTTCTGTACTGATTAGCTACACCTCGAACAATCTTATCAATGTTGTTCATGATGTACATATCTGTATTAAGAGCGTCAAAGTTCCAATCACCACTATCATTTACATACTTATCAAAAAAGTTTTCTAGATCAGAATTGTAACCCTTAATCTCCTGACGAGCTTCGTCATCTAGATTATAAGTAAATTCCTCACCTTGATCATTCATAGAAAAAGATAAACCTTCAAGGTCATTAACCTCTCCTTCCATTTTAGATAACCATTCCCCTCTTTCAGCTTCAGATATCTCTGGACTATTTGCCTCCGTTGGCATAGCATAATCCTCTTTTACCTGATTAAAGTAATCTCTAGCAGTTTTAGCGTCCTTCATAAGTTGAACCTTACCAGCGTTGGTTTCCCTTGAGCTATACTCCTCTTTATCTGTCTTATAAGTTGTCGCCATGTAATCGTTTAACTCTGCATCAGTTAAACTTGGGTTATCTAATTTTAGATACTCCATCATTAAAGCGTCATCAGACACGTTGGATAAATCAACCGTTTGAGTGTTTAGGTAATCTTGAACTGTACGACCAGTGTTTTTAACATAATCATTGATAACTTGAAGCTGCTCGCTCGCAAAGTCACCGCTTTCTGTTTCTGCACTAGATGTGTTAAGATCATCGAATGATGTTAGGTCTCTACCAAGCTTTTCGCTAAGGTACTCTAAGACAACTTGATCATCACTGATTTCTTCACCCTCCCCTGATTGACTAGCTTGAGTTTCCTCAACGTTAGTATTTTCCTCAGTATTTAAAGAACTCTCACCTGTCAAGTCTATAACGTCAGATCTCTCTTCCGTTATAGGTTGCTCTGACTCGACTGCTTGGTTTTCATCACCAGTCAAGTCAACAATATTTTGTTGGGTTTGAGGCTTTACAAGCTCTCCCCCAAGTTGTTTTACTAATTCATCTCTTACATCCATTTTCTTAAATTTACTTATTCATATTTCGCAAATATAAACTTTTTTAACTTAAAGTCAAGTTATTTGCTTTGATTTTTCTTCATCACCTAAAGGACCTCTCTTACCGTCTCTTTGCTCAATCATCTGAGATTGATTTATAGCAGACTGTTGTTGAACTTCTTTTCTTACACCCCCCTGAATAGAAGCCTGACCCTCTCTACCAAGATTTGAAAGCTCTATCTCTCTTAATCTTCTTTCGTGTTGAGCTTGTTCAAACTGTTCTTTTAATTGATAATCAAGTTGCTTTAACTGCATATCANATTGAGACTTAGCCTGTACTCTAGCCTGTTCTATCTGCATTTCTGATTGTAGCTCTTGTTGTTTTAACTGAGCAGATTGTTGTGCAGATTGTTGTTGTAACTCAGCGTTTTGCTGAGAAGCTTGTTGAGCTTGAGCTTGTTGTTCTTTTTGATATTTAGTCCTACGAAGAATTAGCATCTGATTAGCCATCTTAATATTTCTTATAGATCTAATCATGATAGCATCTTCAAGTCTAAGCTCTTTTTGAGCTAATGATACTTGAATATTCTGCTCCATCATTTGTTTTTCTTCCTCGTTAGGAGCAACATCTAGAGTTATTCCAAACTCGTGTATAGATAATTTCTTCATCATATCTATACTTTTCATGGAAGTATCTCCTATAACGTTTGTGTACATTTTATGCAAACCTTTAAAGTTAATAAGGTCCTGCATGCGTACAGTAATGCTTTGAGATACTCTTTTTGTTACGTTAAGGTAAGCGTCATTTATGTCTCTAGTAGCGTTATTAGAAGCTAATAAAGATAATTTCTGAACACCCACTAAGGCTTCGCTAGATGGTTTAGAAGCGTCACGAGCTTCGTTAACACCAGTCACATCTCTAATCATTTGCATGTTATGATTATAGACACCTATCAAAGTTCCAAAATCCCTACCAATACCATTTTCCAATTCTTGTATAGGCATAGCCCCAGTCATTTGACCTTCATCATCTATACGTCTATAATATATATTACCAGTTTGATCGTAAATCTCTTGAAGCTCCATAGGAGTAAAAGTACCCCCATCACCTTTAGATACATTCTCTAAAGAACCAACTTCAAACGCTGCACCTTTTGGTCTAGCTTTAGCCAGAACATGTTGTATTTTAAGGTGAGCTAATTGTATTTGATCAGCAAAAGGAATCATTCTATCAACTAAAGAACGACTCTTCATTTTATATAGATTAGGTTGGTATATAATATAAGACAACTTTGTTTCAGATAAGTTAGACTTAGGTCTAGGCATATCTTTCATCATACCGTAATTAAAAACATAATCAGTACCTACTATATATTTACCTTTATAAACAACTTTTACTGTAGAACCTATATCTTCTCTTTTAGTTTTAGACTTCTTAGGCTTCTTGTAGTTAGATGCTTTTTTGTTTACAGAGTACCCACCAAACTTGTTTTCTTTTTTCTCATACTTTAAAGAGTGACTAGTAATAAACTCAGCATCTAATATGTTAACGCTAAACTTATCGTAATCATAAGTTTCGTTACCATTATCATAATAAGGTTGTGTACCGTAATTGGATGGGTTATTATTTTTACCAGCATACTCTGTGGCTATCTTAATATAATCATCTTCACTTAAGTCATCTCCTGCCTGTTGTTTTAAATCAGCAATTGTAATAGAATAAATTTCTCCTGCGTGACGTATATTTTTAAAGTCTGACTTAGCAGAAAAAGAAGTTATAAGATTTGCGGGATCTACGTGGCGTATTTTAACACCTTCTGTTTTAGATATTTCTGTTTTAGCAGCACAAAGACCTAAAACAACAAGATCACGAATCATATAACGCTTTGTCTCGTCATAATCATTAACACCTAAAGTGTACTCTATAGCTTTTTCTAAAGCTATTTCTACATTTTGTTTGTAGTTAAGAGCCATAAACATTTCTATCTCTTCAGCATTCTCAGCAATAAACCCTTCAGGAGCTAATGGTATACCTGTTTCATCTTCTAATCCTTCAATGAAATCTTTGGAAATCATTTCACCATACATCTTTTTCTTCTTCTCCAATCTTTCGTTTGCAGCAATAGGATCTATGGACTCAGCCTTTATGTCGTAATCTTGGTTAACCATACCGTTAACAATAACGTCAACAAACTTAGGTACAATAGATACGGGAGTCCAGTCTATATTAAGGTAAGAAGTATCTCCACCTACGTCAAGTAAGTCTTTGTACTTACCTACGTCTTGATTACCCTCAGCGTAAGATCTGTTACGATTATATCTCATCTTACGATCTCTAAAGAATACGTCACCATTATTGTGCCACTCGTAGTACATGTTTTTAAAGTACTCAAGTCCGTACCCAACAGCAGCCTTCTCCTCATTAGTTGCTAGAGGTGATGGGTAACCATTTAGTTTTGTTTTATTGTTGTTGTAATTCATGCTTTTATTTGTTTGCTAAACATTCCTTTGTTACTATATCTTTTAACTAAAGGGGATGAGACCTTTAATTCTACTTTTGCTTTAATATATTTTTGAGAAGCCAACAAAGCTAATGATGAAGATATACTAGCATCATATTTTGTTCTATTGTCTATCTCAAACCTACTCCAATCATCGAGTAAGGTATTAAAAAAACACCTTCCTATCTCACCTGTATTTGCATCGTAACCAACGTGGTCATATATATAGGTTGCTATAGCTTCTGCTTGAGCATTTATTACTGCAGCTCCAGAGCCAGGTATTCCTTTTGTTTTTTGTTTTCCTCTACTCCACTCTGTATGTGTCATGTCAGGTCTATCCATTAAGTACTCGTAATAACCTCTGTTTTCAAAGTACTTTAGTATACCAACTTTGTTGTTCTCCACTAATATTTGACACCCATAAAATACACACATCTTAATCATGTCTTCGTAAAATATCTCCGCTTTAGGTGGTCTATTAATGTACTCACAAACAAATTGCATAGACGCATCACTTCCCATGCTAAATTTATGAAAAACATGAGCAGCAGCATCAGATCTCCTACCATCAGTAGTGGTGTCATGATCATAAGGGTCGCAACCTGCAACCAAGCTGTCTGCTTTACCAGGAAATTTCTTACTAAACCTAGAAGAAATAATATTTTGATCTTGAGTTTCTGGAACCCAAGTAACTTCCCATCTACCTTTTCTGTGAGGTATCCACATAACTTCAGTATCACGTACTCCATTTTTCCAAACAAACTCACCCCTTGTTGTAGGAGTATTATTAACTTCGTTATAATCCATCTGTTGATATATTCTTTCTACATCAAATATACAACTTTGTGTATCATTTCTAAAAGCCTCCTCCATAGTAAAGGGAAATTGTCTTTTAAATTCAGATAAAGCAGTAGTATCGTTTTTTAAAGCGTTTCTTCTATTTTGTATATAATCCTTAGCTCCAACCTCTATAGGCATATCATCAATACCCATTACTGATTTTTTTGGAGTGTCAACAACACTATACCCATACTCATCAATAAAACCTTCTAAGTTATCAAAGGCAGGTATAAATAATTTATACAAACCACTTTTAGTTCTACCGTTAAGATCTTTTTCATCAGTATTAGAGTCATAAAATATATCTTTAAACTCCGCACCACCATCTTGTTGTTTGTTAGCAGTAGATCCCATCATACATTTACCTACAACCTTTCTACCTAGAAGTAAACAAGTCTGAGTTACACTCCAATTTTTTTTTATAGAGTTTTGACCCGTCCACTTACCAGCCTCATCATGTACTAGAAGTTTAAGCTTCATACCATCATAGCTGTTATCAGAAGTATTCTTCCAGTCTATGGTAGAGTTTAAAGCTTCAGATTCCTCTATGTGTTTTTGATTTCTTGTTATCTTCTTAGCAGGCTCTCTAAATGCTAGCTCTACACGAGGATTACTAGAACCATCTTGTATAGGCTGAAAAAAGAAAGGGTAGTTACGATATATACGAACTACCTTATCAGTAAACATTGTCTTGGCATCTGAACCAGTTTTAGATAACAACCCAAAGTTACTGTCGTATACTTGAGTTGCTAAATTTACTATCTCACCACTAGCCATATAAGAAAAACCACTACGTCTGTTTTTAAGAAAACACATACCGTAAGAGTTTTTATCTTTTTTGCACGCTTCCCAAAAAATAAAGAACGTTCTGTTAGCGTCTCTGTAATCAGGATAACCAACATCAATTTTACTCCACTGGATAAACATATAATGAGATCCAGTAATGTAGGTAGGAACACCGTTGTTATAGAACCACAACCCGTCCCTTCTACGCCTAAATTCTTCGTCTATGTAATCAACATAGTCAGAACCGTTTTCTCTTGTTAAACCCTTTGGTATAGCTTGCCTTTTCCACATCTGTTGTTTCTTAGGCAGTCCGTAATAAAGTATATCTTTTTTATATCTAGGTTTCTTGGGTAGAACTATCTTTAAGTTATCAAACTCTAAGACCTCTCCTTCGTTACCCTCTATTAAATATACACTACTACTTTCTTGCATACCTTTCTGCAAAAGACCCTTTAAAGTCTTTCTTTTCTTCTATTAAGGATTCACCTTCTTTTATTCTATCTTCAAGATTTTTTATTCCTAACAAAATCTCTTGACAGTCTTCAAAGCACTCTCTCTTTGCTTTAATTGCTTGCCTTCTCTTAGCGTCATCTTCTTCTATTAAAGGCTTACCTATCTCTTCTATTAAAAGATCTACAGCTCCTTTACTTGCTTCTATCAGCTTCTCTAAAGTTTCAAGAGCGTAATTATTATTGCTACTCTTCATACTTACAGATAACATCTATGTTTCGCATGCGTAGAAGTTTTCTGCCTTCTATATCCATGTCGTACTCAGAGTTTTCAGTCCACATAACTCTATCCCCTTTCTCAACTCCTTGCTCCTTAATCCAATCGTTAATAATAACTGCGTGACCATGTAGCTCTACTTCTGATGCTGAAGTCTCTAAGAATATTCCAGACTCAGACTGCTCTGGTTCTTTCATTTCTTGCTCCATAAAATTCCAAACACCAACAGGTATGTACTCATCATTCCTTTTAACAAGGTATATCTGTTCTGCAGACGATTGATATATATTCTTTCTATCTGCGTGTTTTACTTCGTTTACAGGTGTTGCTATAAAATGGTGAAACCAAACTTTATCACCTTCTTGTATTCCTGTTTCTTTAGAGTCGTGGATTGGTGTTTTATACACCGTACCATATTGTCTAGCTAACTTCATTGGATCGTAAGATGTATCTCTGTACATCTCCTTACCATTTATTGTTATTGTATCCTCTGTTTCTTTTTCTACCTCTATCCAGTAGATGTCTCTAATTGGCTTCATTTTATTGTCTTAAATTTAATTGTATTTCTTTTACTTAACCTCGTACCCTTCTTCCAGTACCGCAGTGTTATACTCTATAGCTGTAGGTTGAGAGAAAAATCTCTTCCATGGCTTAGAAAACTCTTCACCATCCATNTTAATATACACATCGTATACTACCTGTTGGTGTTTATACCAAGCTCTTTCGTCTTGAATTATTGCTGTAACTTTTAAAGAACCTCCAAGCATCTTTTGACCTACCTGATAAGTCAATCCTTGCTTTAGGTCCCCTATGGTTATCTTCCTTATAAGGGGATTTGTTGTTTCCATTTTTTCTTTAATTTAAATTTAATTTTTATTCGTATAAGTTTCTTGAAAGCTTTATAAATCCAACCTGTATGTTTTTAGATGCTGTTGTTCGTGTAGCAACACCAATTTGAGGTTTTAAATTAATATCATCAGTTAAAGCTAAAGATTTTGTTGTAGCTACAGCTTGAGTTGCTCCACCTGTTGTTGCAGATGTAACTAATCCATATTGTACATTATTTACAAAGACACTAACTTTTCTATTTGAATCTATTTCAATTCTTAATCTGTATACAGTATTTACAGCAACAACAACACTTAAGTTTGTTATGTAATCAGTTCCAGAAACACTGTAACCAAAATGTAGGTTAGCATTTGTAGTTAATGTAGCTATAGTATCTGTTGTGTCATAAAAAAAGAAAGCTTGATTAGCATCTGATGCAATATCAAATATGTCTGACCTTATTTTTAATCCAGCTAAAAAAGCCATAGCAGCTACGCTAGAACCTGTAGCTATAGATGCGTTAAATATTACTTGATTTTCTGTACCAAAACCAACAGAACCCCAAGCAGAAGGACTAAATCCATCTGGCAACTCAGTATCTGTTCTTGGTGCTAATATAGTTCTATCATTATTAGAAGTACCAGTAAGCAATTTTATACCAGCAAAATCTGAATGTCTTGTTACTTTATCACCTCCTATAGATGATACACCTGCATCTAATCCAACTATACCTAAATTTTGATTAGCAATAATATGAGGGTCTATATCAAAAAGAAGAGTATAAATCATAGCAGAAACGTCTGTTGCGTTAGTTCCTAATCTAATCTTGCAAGAACCAGCAGTAACATCATTTACCATTACATTTATAATAGCATTATCTGCAATAGCAGATGCACCATCTTTTAATGTTACCACAACATTAGATGAGTTTGTTATTAAGTTATTATTTAAAGTAAACTCTACAGTATCTGTAGCTGATAAATCAACAGACTGCATAGTAATTTGACCATGCTTTGCGTTTAAAGTTACAGCTGTTGTTGCATTACTTGCTTGACCAACTGTAGCACTTTGAGTAGTTGGTATTTGAACAAAATTTTCTATAAGTTCATATCTATCATCAGACTGAGATAAAGATCCACTTATGTTAAGATTACCATTTTGATCTAACCTCATCTTTTCAGAACCATTGGTACTAAAAGACATGTTATTGTCAGAATGATTATATACTATTTTTCCTGCGTCATTATCGCTAGCGTCACCAAAATATATATTACCAGAAGAAGAAGCACCAGAAAGTATAGATAAACCTGAATCCGTAGAGTTCTCTAAAGTTAAGGTGTTTGCAAAAACGCTAGACGTGACAGATCCTGCACTAACAGAAACTACATGAAGTAATCCGTCAGGAGCATTACCACCTGTCCCTATACCTACTTTTAAAAACTCAGCCTTATCAGTAGATAGACTCATAGACGTTAGGTTACCAGCACCTGTTTCTACTCTCTTTAATGAAGTATCTAATACTTCGCTAGATGTTTGAATTAAGTTTTTATACGTAGACGATATTGATTTTCCTTTTAACGTAGACATATTATTTTTTCTTTATTTTTTCTATAGACCTACCAGCAAAGTAAGCTCCGTATACTGTTATTAATAATGTTTGATATATTGGTATGTAGCTTTCTTGAATTGCAAAATCTCCTATATTACCGTCAAACATTGACAAAACTACAAAAATTGCTGTTAAGAAGATGCAAATCAGAGGTCTAATGTTTTTACTAAGCCAATTGTCAGACTTCATGTCAGCTTCCCATCGCCTTGTAACTTGTTCTTGAGCCTGAGACTCTGCCTTAATTAAAACCTCTTCCATGGCTTTTTTTGCAGCCATCTTTTCATCTTTAGACGTGGTAAGGTTATCAAGTATATCTCCTACTTGTTTTACAACTCCTCCCCCTAGTATGTCTAAAAGTTTACTCATTATATGTTAGGTAAATCTTCTGGTGCGTACTTATACTTAGTGTCGTTGTCCTCATCCTTATAAGCAATGAGAACTTGCTTTCTATTTTTTTCTTCTTTGAGGGATAGGTGAATCCAAGAATAATCAAACTCGTTAATCATTTGATCAAACTCAATATCACTTTCTAAAACCCAATCGTAAATTTCTTTATTACACATATTGCCTTCTTTCCAAAATTGCAGGTCAAGTGCTTGACCCTTAGTATGTTGCGACTTATTACTTCCATTAATAGCACGATTGAGTGACGGGGAACGATAACCACTACTAATCCTAATAGGACCAAGATCGTCACGCATAGGTTGAATAATACTTGTAATGATTCTTTGCAAATTTTTAAGGTGTTCCTTTTTCGGTTCATTGCTTATTCCTAATCTTTTAGCTGTATTGCTTCTTATAATTTCTGATAATACAAAATTCTTACTTAGTCTCATAATTATCTTTTTCGTGTTTAGACATTAAATGAAAATCTTCATATATTTTTAATCTAAGCTCTTCTATGTCTTTGTTGATTTGTTCTATGTCTTTTTCAATTTCTTGAAAGTTTTGTAAAGTTAGTTTACTATTTAAATCAACCTCTAACCTAGTAACCTCTACTTGCTCTGGAACAGGAAGTCTTTTAGCTTCTTCAATATCTCCTTGCAAAACTATATATTCTCCCACAAGTAATACAATAGCAGCACCTACAGCAAAGAAAGACTTAACACTAATTACAAAAGTTTGATCTTGTATTTCTTTTTCTACTTCCATTTTTTAAATTCTTTAACTATTTTTATAACGGTAAATATAAAAGCAGCAGCCATGGATAAAACCTGAAGCCCTTCGTTAATATTAGTTAGAGAAAGCGATAACGCCCCTGCGTTAGCTAATATTGTTTCAGTAGTATCTTTGTCTAGTAACAAGAGCAACAAAAATTAAAAAGTTTACAAAAAAATCTTTTAATTTTAGAATCACTGCACTTACAGTTATTACACTTCATATGATTATTATTTTTTAACATTTCCATCGTCTTCTAGCCTGTCTTATTCTTGAATCGGGATCGTTTTGAGTCTTTTGACTACTTCTTTTTAATTGACCTAGAGATCTAGCACAGTAAGACTTACGTCTATTAGCTGACCTACTACCAGGCTTTACTTTACCAGTAACAGCAGTTTTAAGTTTGCTTCCAGGATTGGCTCTTCTGTAAGCTTTTACACCTTGAGAAGTCATTCCAGCACCAGATTTAGTAGGTCTAAAGTTTCCAGATTTAATGCTGGTCTTTATACCCATCCCTTTCTTTGCTTTCTTTACTACTTTCACTTTTTTATATCTAGATACCCTTCCCTTAGTGTTCTTCTCGTTTTGAGCTCTTCTTTTTTCTGATGGAGTAACTTCACTCCAGGTTGAGGGTGTGTCTTTGCTAATTTTTTTAGTAGGGCGAAAGGTGTTCTCTCCACCCTTGTAATCTTTTTTACCTGAAGGTGTCTTCCAGTTTTCTTTAAACCATCTCTTAAGGTTAAGTCCTGCTTTTGTTTTCCTAACAGCCATACCCTATCCTCTTTTCTTTCTACACTTAGCTATAGCACCAGAGGCGTAAGCACTTGGGAATACTTTGTAACTTGCTTTTACTTTATGATAACAAGCATCCTTTACAGATCCACCTTTTTTCATAGTCTTAACCTTCTTTCGCTTTACAGCTTTGCAAGTACAACTACCCTTCATTACTTACCTACTTTTTTCATTGCTACTGTGTGAGCTTGAGTAAAAGACTTCCCAGATAACATAGCTTCTTTCATGGAAGCCATGTGTTTAGCACTATGATGAACTGAGTGTTTTTTCATAGTTGCTTTTTGTCTATCTGTTAAACCTTTTGATTTCTTAATTACTTTAGCCATAACTTATTTTTTAGAAAATTTCTCTACCCCAGATATACCAAACGATCCTAACACAACCCATACAAATGAGTCGTATACAAACTCGTTTATAACTAAGTCAGTTCCTACCCACCCTGTAACAAGGTCGGCTACCATTATAAGACACATTATAGCAAAGGCTATAAACCCTACGATAGCTTTCTCGTTCCAGTTATTATCGTTCTTAAAGATTTCCATTACTATAGAACTTCAAACCCAAGTGTAAGATTGATACCAGAAGCTGTGTAAGTTTTTGTAGCAGTCGCTACTCCAGCAACATATATTGCTCCTTCCTCGTTATCATCTGAATCAGACTGCATAACTAAGTCTATACCAGCAAGTGTGCTTATCCCTCCCAATACGTAGTCTCCTAAACCAGAAACTGCAGGCATGGTTACGCAACCTAAAGGTTTTGCTAATAAAAGGTTGGCGTCTGTAATAGATATTACAGCACCCAAGGTGCCTAAAGGTTTGTTTACTTGTAAAAAGTATAATTCTATAGCTATTTTGTTATCATCATTGTCTGTAAGAACTATGGATTTTAATAAAGAAGAACCATCTCTAGTACAAGCACCAGGAATTTTAGTTGGATTAAATATTATCATTCCATTCTCCACTTCAGTTGCGTCACAAACAGGTGTCACAGTTACTGAATGATATTTTCTGTGTGCCATAATTTTTTAATTTTAATATTTTATTTATACGCAAATGTAAGGATAATTTTCTAATTATAATAAATTTATTATCTTTGAACTAATTTAATTCAATCAAATGAGGAATTACTTGAAGTATCTTAGCGATACCATGTACTCATTCCAGCGAAAGTACAATCTTACTGATAACCAGTTGAAGTTTATTTTGTTTATAAATGACGAAAAAGGTTCCTTCACTAAAAGATCTATAAAAGAGAGTATTTACGTTAGTAAAAACTTTTACGATAGGAAACTTTCAGAGCTTGTAAAAAGAGATTATATATTTATATTTGAAAAAAGAGCATTTAAAGGTTCAAAGCTACCTAACCTTTATAGAGTAACTAATAAAACAAATAGGTTGGTGAAAAAATTTTATAACGTCCTAGAAGGGCAAGAACAAATTTAAAATGGCAAACAAATTAAACAAGAGTACTGGTCTTTTTGGAATGGGAGGCGGTAGAAGAAAAGCTTCAGGAAGTAATGCTGCTTATAACAAGTCCGTTAGAGTTAAGGCTCGTAATAAAAGAAAAGAAGAAAGAGAAGAAGCAAGGGAAGATCGGAAAGATATTAGATCTTTATCAAAAAAGACTAAAAGAAATCTTATAGATAAAGGAATGAAAAGAAGTATTGCTAAGAATGTAGCAAAATCTTCAGCACCTGAAATGATTAAATCTCAAAAAGATGAGAGAATGAAGAGGCTAAAAAGTAAAGTTGCACTTGGACGAGTTAAAAGATCTACAATTGATGCTGCCAAAAAAGGAGAAAGTAAGGGTTCTGTTGTTAGTAGTAATACTATTAATAATAAAAGTAATAGTACATCTTCAAATAGTGAAAGGGGTAATATAAATAAAAAAGCTAAATTTAACGCAGGACCAGGTGGTATTTATACAAGAATAAATGCTGATGGAACTACGAGTAGAGTGAAAAATCCATCAAAAGCAATGCATGGTGCTAAAGTAAAAGCCATGAAGGGGTCTAAAGTTATGTATAAAGATGGGGGGGCTTTAAAGTCAGTACCATCAGAAGCTAAAGGTTTATCTAAACTGCCAACAAGTGTACGAAACAAAATGGGTTATATGAAGAATGGTGGTAAGCTTAAAAAGAAGCAAGCAGAACTAGATGCTAGAGCTAAAAAACTTCAACAAGATAATAAACCTAAAAACCCATTACTTAAAACCCTAAAAGTACCATCTTCAAGAAGAGGTGAGGCTGTTCAAGCTCCAGAAGGTATAGCAGAGCAAGCAACATCAGGTCCACGCTTAATGAAATACTACATGTCAAAAGCTGGTGGAGGGATGTCTCGTGATCAAGCTTCAGCTAAAATGGTGAGAGCAAAACTTGGTAAGATTCCTTCTGATGACGGTAAGTCAATGGTAAAAATGAAGCATGGTGGTAAAGTAAAAGCCATGTATGGTGCTAAGATGAAAAAAGCAATGTACGGAGCTAAAGTAATAAAGAAAAGTAAAAAATAAATAAACCTAAATGAAGTCACCAAAATTAAAAGGAGTAGGTGAGGTCGTTACCGAATACGGTGCTAAAGTCATGAAGGTTGTAAAGGAAGGGCTACTAGGACGTAGTCTTTTCGATTTTTATGGGGACGTGAAAGCCCTAACTTTCAAGACTAAAGAAGTAACTACTGTTCCAAAAACACCTATTGATGGGAAGGGTGGGGTTATATACACCAAGTCTGCAGACGGTAAGCTGTATTACAAAAGTAACGAGGTTTTAGAAATTGAGCTTAGTAATACAGATAAACATTTTGTGCATACACAAGGTACTTCTTCTGCTTCGTGGGTAGTAGATCATAACTTAAAGAAATTTCCTAGCGTTACAGTTGTTGACTCAGCAGGAACAGTTGTGATTGGGCAGGTAGATTACGAGTCTTTAAATCAAGTAACTTTAATATTTAAAGCTTCTTTTTCAGGAAAGGCATATTTTAATTAGTACACAGGTATAAAATAAAAAACAAAAAAAATGGCTATTAAATTTTTACATGATCTTGACGTTGCAGGTAACATAGATCTTAACAACAACCAAGCACTAAATTTAGTTGTTCAACACTTATCATCTAACCCGTCAGCGGAGGAAGGTAAACTTTATTACAACACTACTAATAATGTGTTAATGGTGTGTCTTGATAGCACTTACACTGAGTTGTCTACTGCTACAGGAGACATAACATCTGTAGTAGCAGGAGCTGGTATGACAGGTGGTGGTAATAGTGGAGACGTTACGCTAAATGTTATTGGTGGTAATGGTATAACTGCTAACGCTAATGATGTAGCAATTACTGCTGCTCAAACAACTGTTACTTCAGTATTAAATACTGGTTTAGTTTTAGGTAGAGACGCTGACAATCAAATTAAGTTTGCCACAGATAACCAGATGATATTTAGAGTTGGTGCTGGTGATGGTGTAACTTTTAAAGCTTCTGGAGAGATAGAGGCTACTAAGTTTGATGGAGCATTAGAAGGTAATGCTGATACAGCTACAATTTTAGCAACTGCTAGAGCTATCAATGGAGTTGATTTTGATGGTAGTGCTGCGATAACAGTCACAGCTGCAGGGTCAACTTTATCAGATACAGTTACTGTAGCTAAAGGTGGTACTGGTCAAACATCTTTAGCGGCTAACAACGTTCTTACAGGTAATGGAACTAGCGGTATTACTGCAGAATCTAACTTTACTTATGATGGTACAAGCATGGCTGTTACTGGTGATACGTTTACGTTTCAATCAGCCAATTCACAAGATCCTCAATTTATTTTAAAAAATACTACAAATGACAATAAAGGTGCTTCATTTAGTTTAATAAAAGATAAAGGTGCTGCAGCTGCAGATGGCGATAATGTAGGAAAGATTTTTTTTATAGGAGACAATGATGCTCAACAACAGACTAACTATGGTGAAATAATAGTTTCGATTGTTGACGCTTCTGACGGAGCTGAAGAATCATCAATGCAATTAAAAGTAGCTTCTCATGATGGGGAACAAAGGAATGGTTTACTTATGGCTAGCGGTAATGCAGAAGACGAAGTAGACGTTACTATAGGTGATGCTGCAACATCTGTAACTACAATAGCAGGTACACTTACTATGGGTAGTACAGCTGCAATGACAAATGCAGGTTTACTATCTGTAGCTAATCAATCAAACATTACTGGTGTTGGTGCTTTAAATGGTGGAACTATAACTTCAGGTTTTGGAACAATAAACAATGGAGCTTCAGCTATTACTACTACTGGTCTTATTAGCGGTGGTTCTTTAGATATTGATAACGTACTTATAAATGGAACTACTATTGGTCACACTGATGATACTGATCTAATAACGTTGGCTGATGAGCTAGTAACTATTACAGGTTCATTAGTTGTTACTGGTACAACAACAACAAATAATGTTGAGACGGTATCTACATCTAGTGGTGTAATATTTGAAGGAGCTGCTGCTGATGGTCACGATGCTACTCTTAAATCAGTTGTTGCTTCTTCTGATAAAACATATACACTACCAAACACAACTGGTTTCATTGGTATATTTACAACTGATCCAGGCACAACAAATGTAACTGCTACAACTGCAGAGTTAAACGCTTTAGATCTTGGAAGTACAGCTGTTGGTAACGCAATAGCTAGTAAAGCAGTGGTGCTAGATTCAAGTAAAGATTTTACTGGATTAAATAGTATAGGCTCAACAAGCTTCGTGATAGGTGGTCATACAATAAATGACGTTGATCTTGCTGGAGAATTTGTTGATTCAGCAGAGCATTTAATAACTTCTGCAGCTGCTCTAGATAAATTTTCATTAATTGCTGGTAGCACTAGTATAACTACTTTAGGTACTATAGGAACAGGTGTATGGAACGGAACAGTAATAGCAACAAGTAAAACTGCTGCTAAAGTAACCTCAATAGTTGCTGGTGCTGGTATAGATGTAAACAACTCTGGAGTTGGAGATGTTACCGTAACAGCTGAAACTGCAAGTGCAACAAATCCAGGAATCGTAGAACTAGCTACAACAGCTGAAGCATTAGCTGGTAGTGATACCACAAGAGCTGTAACAGCTGCTGGATTAGCGGCAAGAAGTTATAAAGAAATAATTGGTGATGGTAGTGCTACAGCTTTCAACGTTGATCATGGTTTGGCAACAAGAGATGTTATAGTTCAACTATATGACGCAAGTTCTTATGATACTGTTTATGCACAAATAGTTAGAACTACTGCAGACAGAGTAGTAGCAACATTTAATACCGCACCAGGTAATGATGACATCATCATACTGATAACCAAAGTTGATTAAAAGATGGGAATAAAGATTCTACATGATATAGATACAGACGGTGAAGTACAAGGAACTTCTTTAGATATAAATGGTAACGCTGATATTTCAGGTAACACAGTTGCTGGAGGACAATTAACATTAGACCTAGACCAGATAACAACAAATATTGGTACTACTTCTGCTATAAGTTTGCGACCAGGTGCTACAACAAATACAACTGGTAAATCTTCTATATTCTTAGGTACTTCAACTGATGATAATTATGGTATATCATTAAGAGGCGCGAGATTAGGTACTAATGGAATACCAACTTTTGAGATAGGAACACATAGTAATTCTGCAAATGGTACTTCCACGTTTGTACTTGACGCAGGGACACTTACCCTAGACACCAATATGGGGACGGCTGGTAATTTTTCTGGAGCTCAACTTCGTATTGACTCACTAAATACCACTAACACCACTGGTTTTCAAGGTATGAGGTTTGCTACTAGTACTTCTGCTAATTATGGTTGGTCGATGGGCGCTAATAGAAGTAGTAGCGGTAGAGGCTCTTTAAGGGTCTATGAGCATATTAATTCTGATACTGGATTAGAAAGGTTTACTATACTTCAAGATGGTAACGTAGGTATTGGGACGGCTAATCCTGCCGTAAAGTTAGACATAGCTGCAGCAACAGGTGGAGTTATTAGATTAACGTCTACTGATACTACTGTTCAAGCTGGAGAATCTATAGGTAAAATAGAGTTTAAATCTAGTGATGCAAGTACAGGTGGAAATAATGTAATGGGATTCATAAATTCTGTTGCGATAGATGTAGGCACAAAATACGCTCTATCTTTTGGAACAGGAAGCGGCAGTGCTGCAGTAGAAAGAATGCGTGTTGATGATTTAGGAAACGTTGGTATAGGAACGACTAGTCCTGCATCCCCACTTCACGTAGCAGGTACAATCCAAGTTGGTGTAGATGACACAGGACATGACGTTTTCTTTTACGGAGCTACATCTGGAAAAAAAATGCAATGGGATCAAAGTGCTGATACGTTAATAGTTGATGGTGCTTTAGACATAAACGGTAACGCTGATATATCAGGTAATATAACAGTTGGAGACAGCCATGTCATAGGTGATGATGGAGATGACAATCTATTAATTCAAAGCTCTGCCAATGAAAATATACTTATAGATAGTGCTGACGATATAATACTTGATGCTGACGGTGGTGATGTTATTTTTAGAGATGGCGGAACAGAGTTTGGTAGAATTACTAATTCATCTGGAAACTTAGTTATTAAAACCAACCTTGATGACGGTGACATTATCTTTCAATCGGATGATGGAAGTGGTGGTATTGAAGCTTACGTGACTGTTGATGGTGGTGTTGGAAGAACTTACTTCCATAAACATCTAAACATGGTGGATGATGCTAAAGTAATGGTTGGAACAGGCAGTGACTTGCAAATATATCATGATGGTAGCAATAGTTTTGTCAAACAACTAACTGGTAATTTGACTTTCGAGCAAAACTCCGATGACGGCGACATTATATTTAAATCTGATGATGGTGCTGGAGGCGTTGCCACTTACTTTTCATTAGATGGTTCAGCTGCCACCCACGACGGGTCTGCTACTACAGCCTTACATACAGTATTTCCAGACAAGTCTTATGTAAACTTAGGTACAGGTAGCGATTTTCAAATGCATCACAACGGTGTTGATACTATTTTAGGTAACCAGACTGGTGATTTAAAAATACGTCAGTTTGCAGATGATAAAGATATAATCTTCGAATCGGATGATGGTAGTGGAGGTGTTGAAACGTATTTCTTTTTAGATGGTAGTGCTAGTGCAGGTAATCCAATAACTAGTTTTCCAGATAATTCTATTTTATCTT